GCGGAATTTGAGGCTAGATTATCTTCATCATGGACGGGTACTACAAAATCTAAGGTACCATCAGCATCTTGATATGTTACGGTTACGAAGGTCTCAGTATTTGAGGTGACCATTGCACCTACTAAGTCTTCTACATTCTCTATATTTTGTGTAAATTGAGCTAGTGAATTCCAGGCTGTAGTGCCATCACCCATCTTAATAAAGTTATTAGTCTTATCAAGACCCATTTCTCCATCTGATAATGTAGGGTTTTCGCTAGACCAGTTAGCGGCCGTATCTCTTCTTATCTTAAATATAGTTGAATTAGCCATTAAGCTGTCCCTCCGTCATATGCACCATGTGTTGTATAAGCTATATCATTAGCGTCACCGCCATCATATATCCTGTCTCTATTAACATCTCCAAAATCTACAATGTCGAAGTGATCTGCCGCCTCAACTGCTCCTGCAGCTAAAGTGATAATTTCTCCAGCACCGTTCTTTGAGTATAGTTTAATGTCGGCGGTGTTTAAAGCTAACTCGCCTTGTTCTAAGTCTCCTGAATTAGGTATCTTACCCGCAACAGAGGACTGCTTGATTTTTACTACCGTACCAGCCATATCTATGCTCTAAATGATAAATTGTATAAGTGAATATATATCCACTGTTACCTTTATTTATACAACTAACGAATTGTAGTTTATTTTAATTAACGTCTCTTTGACAGAAAATAGACGAGTCGCACTCTATTGACAGAGATAAGAAAGGTTCGCCGCAGAATTATACAGTGAACTAACAAGAAGTACAAGGAAAAGCGATAAGAGATGTATACGGAGGATTACTGCGCACACCTGACATGATAGAAAATAGGCAGTGTGTGTGTGAATGTGAGCGTGAGTGAGGTCCGCCGTTTTCTAGGAGCCCCAGTAGCCTCTATATATTTTACTAGTATAAGGCGTTTCACCTATACCAGAGCAGTGTGCTTACCAGTGTCTAAGGTAAGCAGCCTATTAAGCCTTTTGGGTAAGGCCTTAGAGGTATTCTGAGGTACCTCTGTGTACTAATCTATATAAACCCTTGCCTTAGGGAGAGCGCTAAGGGGTATTTTTCCTTCTTCCCGTATAGATCTATACCATTATCCGCGTGTCCAGCTTTTGTCAAGGGTATATTATAAGGAATATATTGAATAGTTCTATATAATTATCAGTACAAGGCGCTTAGGCGGAGCACTCTGCGTGCTCTGAGGTGTGTTGAGCTATCTGTTTGATACTATGGGATAAGCGAATGGGTTACATCTAAGCAGTTGTGAAGAGCTTTGAGGTACCTCTGAGGCTTGAGTTTCTAGCTGTGGCTGAAGATTCATTTAGATAGACACTACTGTCGACTACAGTACACTTTTGAGCTCTCTGCACAAACGTATCAAACAATAGCATACTGTATCATTCTACGTTCTATTTCCTTGCATAGCGGCGAACATGTCTATAAAGACTTAGTCATTACCTTCTCGACAGGCTAACACGCACTAAAAAGCCTCAATAAAGAGGCTATTTCAGTTAAAATGTACCGCCGTCTATTGTGCCAGAAGCTTGTGGGACTCCGCCTGAAGTGAATCCTAAGTGTTGGTATTGCGTACCTGTAATGTAAGAGATTGCCGTGCCACCTGCATTTGATACCCAATAAGACTTACCAGTATGAGAGCTTACACCTGTACCACCATCTGTTACAGGGATATCTGTACCAGTTGCATGATAAATGATATTACCTTCAATAGATAGTACACCTGCTGAGCTTCTTGCTAAGGTTGAGTCGGATGCATGACCAACATTAATTGCCGTAAAGTGAGGTGAATCGCCAGTGCCAAGGCCTAAGTTAGTAGCAGCTCCTGCCGCTGTGCTTGAACCTGTACCACCATGAGCTACTGCAACATCGGTTGCTGCCCATGTACCAGTACCGATAGTACCAAGGGTTGTGATAGTGTTTTGACCAACATAGTCTGCTGCAATGGTGATAGCATCTGCAGAAATTGTAATTGTTCCGGCTGTACCGACTGCATCAATGGTGTTACCACTTTTAGTTAGACCAGCACCTGCTGTAATTTGACCAGCACCAGAGAATTGTTCAAAGGTTATTGCTGTTGTACCAAGTGTTACTGCACCGTCTGTGGCTAAAACATATCCATTATCGCTGTTTGCAGTACCTTCTTCAACGAAAGTAAATGCACCTGCGGTTAATTCATTAGCTGCATCAGCATCAGGTGTCCTTGTTAGAACATATGGTGCTCCGCCAGCTCCTACAGTAGTTACCTTATAGAAACCATTTTGTGCCGCTGTTGACTGGTCTTTAACAAGAACTCTATCATCTGCAGCAAGAGCCACACCATCAATAGAGATTGCACCATTAGATGATGCTGTTAATGTACCATTTCCATTATGGTAGGCAGTCGCGAGGTTAGCTGTTGTACCAACACGAACAGATTTTTTAACATCTAAACCGTTTGCAACAGCATCAACATATGTTTTATTAACAAGTGAATCTGCTGTAAAGCCAGCTCGACCTTCATATCCTGAAGGAACTTTTACTGAACCTGTTCCATTTGGTGTTAATTCAATGTCACCATTTGCATTAGTTGATGTAATAGCATTGGCATCAAGGGTTAAATTATCAACATCAAGGGAAGTAATTCCATTTAAATCTGTAATTGTACCGCCAAGAGAGGTATCATCACTACCAATTGTGATACCATCATTGACTAATTGTGCATTACTTACACCTAATGCTTTAATTGTTACTGCACCAGATGCTACTGCAAAGTCAGCTGTGGCAAATGAAGCGATACCCTTATTAGTAGTAGTTGCATCCTCACCATCGATGGTAAATGTACCTGCACCGTCATTATAAGTGGAGGTAATACCTTCACCATCTACAATTAAGGCACTTAAACGGTCATCAACTCGTTCATCTGTGTAGTATAAATTTGTTTCTTCTGGGATATCCGCAGTGCTAATCTGACCAGCACCAGTACCCCAATCAATTAATGTATTGTCAATACCATCGGTTGCTACTGTTACTGCGCCGGATGATACTGAAAAGTGTGCTGCACTAAATGATGCGATACCTTTATTACTATTATCAGCATCTTCACCAGCAATATTAATTTCGTTATTTGATACTGTGGTATTAATACCTTCGCCAGCTGAAAAAGTTATTGTTTCACCAGTATTTACTGTATCGGTTGAACCTGATTCGGCTGCAATAAGTATTGTACTTACAACTGTAGCAAAGTCTAGGTTACCTGAACCGTCTGTTTTTAAGAATTGACCATCTGAACCATCGGCTTGAGGATGAATCAATCCATCAATAATAACTTCACCAGAACCATGTGGTGTGATGGTGATATTACCATTTGTATTGGTTGATGTGATAGCATTGCCATCTAATGTTAAGTTATCAACATTTAATGCACTAATCTTATTATTTGCATCTGTTATGATTGCTGATGACGCTGTTAGCGTACCAGCTGTGTGGTCCATCATATCTGTGAATAGTTGACCACCTACTACTCTAGCTACTACATCAGAACCTGATGTTTCACCGATAAACATTTTGTCTGAACTAAATGAATAGGCCTGTTCGCCAACCGCTAAGTCATTAGTCGCTGGGGAGCCAGTCGCTAAACTATATTTAGTAATAATTACTGTTCCAGCCATCTTATCTCCTAATTAAATTAATTTTACCGCGATTCATTTGTTTAAAAACTCCCGCCTATTATTTGAAGGTTTGAATTCTCTATTTCTCCCTTCACCTTAAATGTTAATGAACTATCGTCCCATATAATCATTGAACCATCATCTCTAGCTGTTACATCTACATCTGACAAGGTAGATAGAGTCTGTGCTTCATTAATTGACATATTTCTTGCGACAATTGTTTTACTTTTTAAGCCGCCAGCCTGAATACTTCTATTCGCTGTTATTTTTCCTTGTAATGCCATTATTGTGTTACTCCTGGGTTAATCGTTACTTGTCCTTCGACAACCCTGGTTTTTTCTCCATTAGCAGTCTTTGTTATTTCTACATCATATACATACCTACCAGCTTTCATCGTATTTGTTTGAGCATTTGTCAATGTCAAAGTAATTAAACCTGCCGCAGCATTTGTTACAACAACTGCAAAGGCAACTGCAGTGCTAGATGAATAAGTTTTCCTTATTTGACCAGCCCCAGTATATCCAGTTAGGTTTGCTACATCTCCACTTGAATCTTCTACCGTGACCTCAGCTGAAAAATCGCTACCTTGGTCAACACTCAAATTTGATAATACTGCCATTTTCCTATATACCTATTTATAAAATTGTTGATTTATGAGCCTGCACCGTACATTGTCTTAACAGTTGTACCTGCAGAGTTAATTATTAATAATGTTACTTCATCTTTTAACTTCGCTCTTGATATTGCATCATTAGCTACATGAGCTTCATCAATAGAGCCATCTGCATAATGGTCACTATCAATAGCATTTGCTGCTATATCTGCACCACTAACATTTCCTGCTGCACGTGTAGTTTCAATAGTTACATTACCTAAATTTGTTATTGTACCAGCACCTGATACATCACCTGTTAAAGTAATAGTTGGGTCAAGAACATTAAGGTCAATTGTACCATCACCATCTTGATAATCAACTACAATACCTGATTCGGTGTTTGAACCAAACATTGCTCCAACAGTATCTTCTATATATTCTTGAAGACCAGTAACATTACCTGTAGTATGAGCATGTCCATTATCTGAAATTACAAAATCAAGTGTACCATCGCCATCTTCATATGTAACAGCTATTCCACCTGATTCGGTATTACTTGTTGTCATAGCTCCAACAATGTCTTGTATTTCTTCAACTGTTGAATATGTTGTTGCTAAATCTGTTCCACCATAATATAATGTAGTTGCATTTAAACTACCAGATACATCTACCTTATGAGAAGCATGGGCTGTTGTACCAACACCAATTCTTTGACTT